TCTGCTGGCACTAGTTATTACTTGCCAATTTCTCAACCTGTTGTTGGAGATTTCCAAGTTGGCGATCTTCTCTTCCTTGATAGAGCAAATGCAGCATCTCCCGATTCGATCGGAACTGGTGGAAATATCATTACCGGATTAAGAGATGAAGCAAAAAGTGAAATTTTACGTATCGTCGGTATTGCAAACATTGCTAATCCACAGGATCCTAATGGATATAGATTAATTGTCAGTAGAGGTGCTGAAGGTACTGGATCATATACAGACCACCCAGACGGTTGTGTTATTTCTAAGTTTACTAAGCAAGCAAATGCTTCTTATATTACAGGTTCTGATCTTGATAACAATGGTCAACTAGATGAACCATTAACTGGCATTGGTAGTGGTTCTGCTGACGTTAACATTGGTGTTGCTGAATTTGGTGGAACTATTTCCACACTTGATTATATCAGACTATCATCATCAGAATTTGTATCAATTGTAGAACTAATTTCAACATCACCACAATCTTTGATTGTTAATGATGGTGGTAATCCTGCTGCTGATGTATTTAAAGTTGAGTCTACAACTGGTGATACTTATATCTTCGGTGATATTCTTGCTGGAGTTGGATTTAATAAGTTCATTGTTGATTCTGGAACTGGTAATACTATTACTCAAGGATCTTTAACCACAAATAATACGATCACACTTAGAGGATCTACTTTTGCTGCAGTCAAGGGTAATCCTGCTGCCACACCACCTTACTCTGATAGTCAACTATTTAAGTTGACTCCTCAAGGTAATACAGAGTTCTTAACTCTTTCAAATGGTGGTAGAGATGGTGTTGTTGAAGCTGTTACTTTCCAAGTTGATACAGCAACGGGAAGCATCTATAGTACAGGAGATCTGGAGTTCTATGGCACTGATATTACAGGTGTTGCAGATCTATCTGTACCAAGACTGATATTTAATAACTCTTCTGGAGACTTCACTACTTATGGTAAGTTATCTGCTCTAGGAACTGGAACATCTACATTTGGTGGTCCTGTTGTAGTTGGTGGTGATCTAACAGTTAATGGTGGTGATCTAACGGTTAACTCTAATGGAACTACAATCTTTGATGTTGCAAATGATGGTGCTGTTACTGTTGCTGGTATCACTGATTACTTCTCACAAACTGGTGGTCGTAAGTGGGTTTATACTGCGGACAGTGTAGTTGAGTGTGATGCAAACGTTAATTACTTTATTAATTGTATTGGAAATACACTTGTCCTTCTTCCCCCTAATCCTCTAATGGGTGATATGGTTCGTATTATAGATATAGGTGGGGCATTAACTTACAATATATCAATGGTTGTTAGAGCGTCTGATGGAAACGGTATTCAGGGAGAAACTTCCAATACTGGCACCGCAATGTTAACTGGAATTTCGCCTTCTTTCTTAGCAAATTATAACGCAGGTGAGTTAGTTGTTCAAACACCTCGTGCTTCGTTTGGATTAGTTTATGCTGGAACTACTGCACCAGATGGTGGACCTGGAGCACCACCTACCCTCAAGGGTTGGTATCTAATGGACGTATAAGCAAATGAGTTTCTATCAATCAGTTAGACAGATGAAAGCTGCCGTTATTGGCAGCATCATTCCTTGGAGTGGTCCCCTATCTGGAATTCCGGATGGGTGGATCATTTGCGATGGAAGTCAACCAAACGCAAAAGATTATCCTTTGCTTGTACAAGCAATTGGTGATACTTACAATGAGGGAACTTCAAATTTGGGAGGGGGATTTCCAAATTACAGTGGAGAATTTAAACTTCCTGATCTTCTTGGTGGAAGAGCTTTAGTTGATATCGAAGGATCATATTTTGCACCATTTGCTGCTGGTGGAACAGGAAATGATATTGATACTGATACTAGCGCCAGACCATTAATTGAACCATTTATTGGTGAAAATACAGATAATGGTATTAATACGGTTTTTAATGATGTAACTACAGACGTTATTTTTACACTTAATGATAGAAATGATTACGTTGGATCAATTAGTGGAAATCAAGAAATTGATGGTCAGGGAGAAAAGACTATTTTTATTGGTGGACGAAAACTAGGACATCAACATATCAGAAATCATCAACATCCTGGATCATACGAAACTATTGCAAGTGTTGCTTCAACACGTCCAGGTCTAGGTGTTGTACCATATGATAATATAGAAATGCGTGTTAATTATGCAGCATATGATGAAACTAATGATATTGCTGATCTTGCTGGTGATAGTGTTGATACCGTTAGAATTGGTTTATCATGGTTTAAAGAAGATACAGAATTAGTTGATAATGGTTCTTTGGCTGAAGTTGTTTCAGAAGGGTTTAGTGGTTTTGGTGGAGGTAGTCCTGGAAGGATGGTTGGTAGAATCAATTCAGAAAATCCTCCAATTAACTTGTCAGCTGGTAATCTGTCAGATAGTCCTCTAGCGCAATGGGGAGAATGGCAACCACTGCCATCAACACCAGCTTCGGGAAGACCTTTTCTTGCAGAAGATGATATAATTCCATATGGTCTTTTTGGTACTAATATTACTGTTCCTAGTGGATTTAGAAATTTCTATCCTGATCAGACATCAGCTGGTTCATATGGAACGTTTGTGAGTAATGAAGGATCCGATTTCTTGGATGACACTATACAGGCACATGTGCATGATCCATTCCAGGTTGTTTATGTTCAAAATAGTTTGAAACCTCAACCTAGATTGAATTCTGCTTTGACTATTCCCAATGCTACTCTTGATAATGCTAGCAACGCTGGTTCTTTACAAATTAATATGAATACAGCACAACCAACATTAACTTGCGTATACATCATCAGGGCATACTAAAATGGCAAATTATACAAACGAGAGAGCAAGATATGGAGGGTGTACAGGACAAATATTAGTGCATTCTTCTCCTAGTTTAGGACCCACTAATAGTCCAACATCTGCAGAATTTAAAGCACAAATTCCTGCTGGATATCTTAGATGTGATGGAAGTATTTTAAATGCTAAAGATTATTATAATCTTGCACAAATTTTAGGAGTTGGTGAAGAAAGTAGATTTGCTAGAGATGGTGCTAATATTAGAGCAGCGGATCCTAGTATCAATGAGTTGGGGCAATTTCAATTACCCGATTTGGGATCTAAAGTTATTATTGGTGGTAGAGGAACTGGTTTGTATAATAATGATTTTGTTGATAGGGGAGTTGAATCTACTGCAGTTACGAACAGAGTTGGTCCTCAAATTGAAGTAACATCTAACTTTGGAAATACGATTACAGCAAATTATAATGGAAATATGCAACTTGCACAAAGTGGACCTGTTAATATGCTTGGTAATCCAATATATGATATGGTACGCGAAACTTCAGAAACTACATTAAATATTGATAATTTTCAGGGACACGCACATAATACTACTACTACTGCGTATTTAAATTACAGTGCTAACCATGCAACAGCTTTCTTCGGTGGTAAAGATTATGCAAAAAAATTAGCAAATAGTGGAGCCGGGCATACGATTGATTTTAGTCGTGATTGGGAAGCAGTATCATCTCATAAACATATTCTTACAACTCCAAATACTTATAATAGTAATTTTACATACTCACATCCAGTGCAAGAAATTGACCTGTCAAGGGTTGCCGCAACAGTTGATGTAGATGTTTCTGATCAAGAAAAACTAGATGAATTGGTCACTCCATTCATTCTTGTAGAATACATTATTAAATTCTAAAAATGCCAACTACAACTAACATTACAGATACTGGTAGTTTTACTATAGATGCCTATGTTTATAGTTTAGATTTTGAAATGTTTGGCGCTACTGGTGGCGGAGAAAATATTCTAGGTGATGCTTCATTAACTAGAACATCAGGAACTAGTGGCGGAACAACTAGTTTTTTAGGATTTTCTTTAAGTGGAGGTGTTGGTGGGGGAGGTACTACAAAAAATGGTGGTGGTCAGGGAGGAGAAGTCACAGTAAACTATAATTGGCCTAATACTGGAACTTCTATAAGTTCGGCAAATGGAAATCGTGGATCGTTGTCTACTGGTGGTATTGGTGCATATATTGGTTCTGTTAAACAAGACGGTGGAAATGGATCTAGTGGATTTAACACATATACCTCTACATCTACTCACTTTTTTAACAATCAAGATGTTGCTGTTGGTGGAGTTCCAGCAAAAAGTCATAGTTTTGTATCAACTTCTGCTGATATTATTCTGTCTTATCAGAATCCAGGTGCAAGTTCAGTTGGCAAAGTATTAACACCATCAAATGGAAAATATTATAGTCTAACCTTTGCTGCTCCTTACGCAAATAATCTTTGGACCTTCTCGATTACCACAACTGGACTATTTGCTGCTGGTGGTGGTCAAGGTGGGCGTTACTATAATTTGAATGGAACTAACAATAAAGACGCAGGTGGAATCGATATTTGGTTTCAAACCTCTGTTGATTCAGGGGACTCATATGGCAGTAATAGTTATATTCGTGATTTTACTATTACAACTACAGGTCTTAAACCAGGTGCTACGGGTAGAGGTGGTGGAGGAGCTGCTGTTGTTTATGGTAGCATATCTTACGAAACATTAGAAGAAACAACAAATTATCTTCCAGGATCATTAACTTCGGCAGTTATTGGCACTGCAGGAATTGGAGGTGGAACTACTGGTGGTTGTGCTGATGGATTAAAAGGAAAAATTACAGTAGTTCAAACTATTTTTCCCCAAGTTTATCTTAGTAGTAATATATATCTATGTACACCAACAAGTCCAAGTGCTATATTAAGTTGGATAACAGCGGGTGATGCTGATGCTATTAGATGGCCAACGAATGGCGACATTACTAACGGTAATTTGGAAAGTAATTCCACTGTTACTCCTACAGTCACAACAACATATACAGCTGAAGCATACAATACCTCAAATTCTGATTTAGTTTCATTTAATCCAGAAGCATCAGTAACAATAGTTGTAATTTCAGCACCATCTATTGGAAAATTTCAAGTTCCTGATCAAATTGACTATGGTTCTAACGCTTTTAATGTGATATATGAAACAGAATATGCTAATACAAATCTAAAACTTGAATTTTTTAATGCTGGATATACCGCTGGTCCCAATAGTGGATCTTCATTTTTGCAACAAACTGTTGTTTTAACAACAGCAGGTTCTGCAGAAACTGGCAATGAAAATATAGATGCAGATGGAACTATTTCATATTCTCCTCAATGGGATAATTTTGGTCCTAGATCAATTGTTGTTAGATTGACTGCTGAAGGAGATGGTGGAAGTGTGATAGAAGAAGAGACTATTGGTGTTGTTATTGATGAAACTCCAGATAATATAACTATTGATGAAACTGATGATGCTCTAAAAGATCAAGATCCTGTATATACACCAGAAACAGAAGTATTATCTGAGATGTATTACGTTGATGATATCGATATTCCAGTAGAAATTAAATCAAACTATCCTATTAAAGTTGATATCAATAAAGATGATAACTGGACAAAAGTAAGGCAGATTTAAATGACAACTACCACTCAAACGTTTACTTCTAACACTACGTATGCCATTCCCTCGAATGCTGCTGGTGTCACATATACTATTCATGGCGGTAAAGGTGGTCAGGGTGGTCCTGCCAGCACCCGTGTCAATACCAGTGGTGCTGCTGGTGCTAGAGGACAAAAAATATCTGGAACTTTAACTGGCGTTGCTGGTTCAACACTCACATTAACTATGGGTGGCAATGGATCTAGATGTTTTGGAGATTCTGGCGCTAATGGTGGTGGTGGATATTGGAATGGTGGACGTGGTGGTAATAATGGTTCCTACGATAGTGATAGTGGATGGAATGCTGGCGGCGGTGGCGGCGGTGGCGGAGCTACTGCTATTCGTATTGTTAATACTGTATTAGCTGGTGCTGGCGGTGGTGGAGGAGGAGCGTGTATTTGTTTTTCTACCAACGGCGCTCTGGACGCAGGTCAGACATCTTCTACTATTAATACTAGTGGTGGATCTAATGGCGCTAATGGAATGAATTCTGGTGCTGCATGGAATGGAGGCGGCGGCGGCGGTGGTGGAGGATTCCCTGGTGCCACAGTAGGGTATGGTTCAGGTGGATATGCTTGGGCTGCTGGTAATGATGGTAGTGGATTTGGCGGTGGTGGTGGTGCTGGATTACGCAATGCTTCGTATCATTCTGGTACTTCTTCGACTAACACACCAGACTCAGATACTTCTTATTGTACAATTTGGTATCGAAATCCCATACCTGAGGTAACTTTAACTACTAGTAGTGAGACAATTGATAGAGGTCAGACTATAACTCTTACTTGGACTTCTACTGCTGGTGCTGATATTACTAGAACTTTTACAGATGATTCTGGTAACACAATTGTTACCGATCCTATCGCTAGCGGATCTATTGATGTAACACCACCAACTGGCACAACCATTTATACATTTGAAGCTTCAAATGTTGCTGGCACTACTGATGCATCAGTAACAGTTGTTACTACTCTTCTTGCACCAACAGCATCTCTAACGACAGATGATATTGATAACGTTATTCTTAGTGGTCATGAAGTAGAACTCACATGGAGTGGTACTGGATATGATGTTTCTAGTTACACCATGACTGGTGTAGCAAATCCAGGAGTAAGTGGTAGTGATTTAGTAATGCCAACTGCTACAAAAACATACACATATACTGTTGTTAATGCTACTGCTACTCGCAGTAGTTCAAAGACTCTTTCTGTCATTTATCCACCAACATTTACTTTAAGTGCAAACAAATCAAGCATAACTCCTGGAGAACAAGTTAATTTAACATGGAGTACTAGTGGTACTGCAAGTACAATTGTGTGGGTTACAACGGCACCTCCAAGCTCTAGTAATATTTCTGGATCGGCAAGTGTTTTTCCAGGTGAAACAACACAATATTGTGCTTATGTTACTGGTTCTGCAGGAACTAGTTCGACTGTATGTGCGAATATTTTTGTACAGGGAGAGCAAAGTGCAACAAACTATAATGATACTTACACTTCTAATGGTTCTCATACTGTTCCTGGTAATGCTTATGGTATAGCACTTACAATTGCTGCAGGTAGTGGTGGAGTTGGTGGAAATGATTCTGCACCAGGAGGACAAGGTGGAGGTGGTCGTAAAACAGTATTATATTTTCCTGATTATGTAGCAAGAACAATTAGTTGGGTTTTAGGTAGTAAGGGTGGTAATGGTTTTGGGTGTGTTTCTAACTCAGGCGCTGGCGCTGGTGGAGGTGGTGCTTCTAATGGTGGTAATGGAGGTAACACTGGTCCCCAAGGTTGCTCAGGTGGTGGTGGAGGAGGAGGTGGATCCTCTAAAGTCACCGCCAATCCAGGTGGAACAATTGCTATCGTTGGAGGTGGCGGTGGCGCAGGCGGTGGTTCTCATCCAGGTGCGAGTTTAAGAGGTGGTAATGGTGGTTCTGGTCTTGGAATGACCAGCGGAAACGGATCTCTTTCAAATGGTAGTACTGGAACCAGTCAGGGTTATGATGGCGCTGGTGGCGGCGGTGGTGGTGGCGGTGCCCCAGGTGGTGGCGGTGGACGTGAAGGTGCTGACGATAGAGCAGGAAACTATCCATCAGGTGGTGGATCTGGAGGAGCTAGTTGGTACAATAGTAGTGTAGTT